TCAACGACCTGATCAGCCGCATCGACAAGACCAAGCTGGAATACTGCGATGGCGTGTTCTGGAACAACCGCTACCTCTTGGCCGTTCCGTTCGTTACCGCTGGTCCGTTCTCCATCGGGTTGGAAAGTGAAGAGGCACTTCTGCTCGAATCCGGTTCTTCAATCGAACTCGAAGGAACCTTCAACCAGAACAACGCGGTCATCGTCTACCACTCACTGGCCCGCTCGTGGCTCGGTTACTGGGACAACTGGCAGGTCAACGACTTCATACCCACCGCCTTCTCGAACTTCGGCCCCGTGCTCATGTTCGCCGGCGACATCATCTCGCTGAGCGATGGTGCTGGCCAAGTCTGGTCTTTCAACGACTACCTACCCAACACCCGCCTCAGCCCCGTGCAGCAGTCTGCTTACCTCGACGGCGGTAGCACCTACCAATCCACGGTCATCACCAAGGCGTACAACCTCGGGGAACCCATTCCGGACAAGATCGGATACAGCATCCAGATCGCGCTTGATAATCCGTACACTTCGAGCATCGGTGCCTCGCTCTCATACGCCACAAACATGAGCGGGACGTTCACCTCGATTGATCCAGCGATCAGCATCCCGAGCACTCAGAAGTTCCTGGCGGCTTACAACCTCATCAGCCGAGGACGTTGGAACAACATCCAGTTCAAGATCAACACGACCAGCGGAAGCCGGTTGAGTCTCCAGTCCACGATACTTTCTGGCTTTGTTGATTCTGTGCGTCCTCAGCAATGACCGCACATCCCACCATCATCGAAGCGGCACAACTGCTGAGACAACATTGGCCTACTTGTTCCACGTGGAACGATGATCAGTTGCTCAACTGGATTGGAATCTTCAATGCCAAGAAGCTGATCGGAATTGTGAAGAACGAGGATGGTAAGTGCGTTGGCGTAGGGGCTGTTCGATTTCTCAACTCGATAGAGGAGTCTGAGGATCTGAACAACAACTTCCCAGACGGTCACATCGCGTGGATCGAGATCGCTATTGGTGCTGAGCCATATGCGGTTCAGACACTCTGGTTGGCCATGATGGGGCTATGCTCGAAGAACGTCACCAAGCTGGGTGGGTTCCGCAAAGGCATTTCCCGTTTGTACGATTTTGACAGGTACTCCAAACTACTGATGAACCGAAGGATTTCCTATGGGCGGATCATATAAAGCACCAGATATGGCAGCGGCCAACCGGGAAGCGGTTATGGCCGGAATTGAAACTTTTCCGCTCCAGCGCGAGATTGAGGCAGCATCCCGGATTGGAGAGACAGTCCAAGTTCCAATCTACAAGGATGGAAAGGAAACCGGTCAGTTCCGAACGGTTGATTTTAGCAAGACATCAGATATCGCGCTGACCAAAGCTATCGGCCAAGCGCTTGCTGATCTTGCTCCGGTTCAAGCCCAACGCCAGCTTGAGGCGTCTCAACTGTACGGCACCAAGTTCGCCGAACAACGGCTTAAAGAGCTTCAGGCTCTTGATCCTGAGCGGTATGGCACTGCTGCTGCCGATGGAAGACCCGGAACTCCCGGTCTCTATTCCCAGTTCCTAAGCGATATCAGCAAAGCTCCCATCTCTGAGACTTCTCCTGCCGCTCCCTCCTACGAGCGCGTGGGCATGCCTACTGGCCCGCAGGATACCGGCTACGCACAGTCCATCCGCAGCGATCTCGAGCGCCAGATTGGAGCCGGTCTTGCTCAGGCTGGCACTCTCGATCCCACGATGATCCGCGCTGCCGAGCAAGCCGCTCGCGCCCGCGGAACCGCTACCGGCAACATCCTCGGCAACCTGTCCGCTTTCCGTGAGGCTCGCGCCGTCAACGAGGCGATCGCCAACGCGGATGTGCAGCGCCGGCAGCAAGCCATTGGTCTGCTCCAGAGCGGCCAGACCACGAGCGATGTCGCCAATCGTCAGGCGCAGGAGGCGTTCAACAACATCCTCTCAGCCACCGGTCAGCGGAATACTGCGATGCAGCAGAGCTTCGCCGGTCAGATGGCCGCGCAGCAGCAGCAGCAGGCCAGTCGCCAGCAGAACATTGCCAACATCCAGTCTGCCCTGGGACTCCAGCCGATCGTTTCGCAGGCTTCTCAACTTGGAGGTCTTCAACAGGGCGCTTCGCCATTTGCTGTTCCTCAGCTCATGCAGGGAATGCAAATGGCAAGTCCAGCTCAGTCGATGCAGATGGGTTCGAGCTTCGCACTACAGAACGCTCAGAACGCGTTTGAAGCCTCGAAGGCCAATTCTCCTCTTGCCATTGCTCAGGGCGTCACGAGCAGCATCGGAAACCTCGGTCAGGCATTCAGCGGATTCGGCCTTGCCGGCTGCTACGTGGCCCGCGAGTGCATCCCCGATCAGTGGGAGGCGTTCTACTTCTGGAAGGAGCTTGTCGGTCCCAAGTGGTTCAAGAGCTTCTACGACAGCAATGCCGAGAAGTTCGCCAAGTGGCTCAAGAACAAGCCGAAGACCAAGAAGATCGTGGCCAACTGGATGCTCGGTCGAATCAAGAGCTTGGTGCCTAAGGCTTGATCTATGGCAACCGATACAGGATCCAACTACTTCCTCATCAACGGTGGGGAAACTCCCGCGCCGCCGTCCACTCTGCCTCCAGAGATTGCAGCGCTGTTCGGTCCTGTCACTCAATCCGGATACGCTCAGCCTCCCGTAGATCCGTTGAGCTACTACAACCCCGCTCCGCCTCCTGTGGAGACGACTCCGTACACTGGTGGACCCACAAGTTGGTGGGAAATCAATCGTCCCACTCTGGAGACCCTTGCTCCAACGCCGATGCCGGTCACTCCCGACCTAAGCAGCGTAGACACGTTCAGCCCGTTGCCGCAGCAGCCAATGATGCCCGTGGAACCGGAGCCCGCTGCCCCGCCCACCGCTTACGATCAAGTTGCCGCAGAGGAACCCGCAGTAAGCGTCCTTCCTGGCTGGATCAAAGACTATTACATCAAGTACGGAACGATGCCTCCGTACACGCAGCCAGAGACACCGCTTATTGGCCCACGCTTCGAGACTGATCCTGTCGATATAACCATTCCAATCGAACAGCAGCAGCCCGTTGTCACGCCTCCTCCTGAGACTGTTACTAATACTCCAGTTCCTCAGGCTCCAGCTCCTCAGACTCCTCAGACTCCTCAGACTCCGGTTGTTACACCAACTCCCGTCTTTGATGAGCGTGTCACCGTCACGCCTCCGCCAAAGCTCCCTGACTTCGAGTTCCAGGAACCTCCTCCCACTCGCAACCCCATCGTACTCCCCGGTGCCTCGGTGCTGAGCAGGCCAGTCATCACGACCCCGTTGCCCGAGCTTCCGGTAAACCCCGTGCTGACTCGCAATCGGGACATGGCTCCGAGCAGGTACTTCCGCGACATCAACTACGATCCCGAGGAGATCCTCGCCGCGGCGATGCGAAGCATGGGCGGTCGCATGGCCCGTCGGTCAATTCTCAACGAACAGAGCTAACGATATATGGCTACACAATCAGCAGAAGAAATTAGAGACGACCTCGAAAAGAAGGCCAAGCAGCGCATCAATCCGCTGCTCAAGGGCCTGACCATGCTGACCGGCGGTCTGGCCGGCGAGTTCACGGGCACCAATGAGCAGATCCGCGAGCGCAACAAGGCCAGAGCTTCACTGCTTGAGCAGCAGCAGCGTGATCTTGAGAACGAGCGGATCTCTGCCCGTATGGCCGCTAAACGAGAAGACGAGATCAAGAAAGAAATCGAGCGCACTCGCCCTGAACTCGGCGGCTATCTCCGATCCCGTGGATACAATCTCGGAGATCCTGACATCGACACGCTTCGTGAGATGGCAGCTTTCGAGAAGTCAAAGGAACAGAAACAGAAGGAAGATGAGGCCAAGAGCACTCGCAGGTCTCAACTGATCGGTGCTTTGTCCGTTGATCGTGGCCCGCTTGAATTGCTTGCCGAACAGCAGGGTCTCACCACCCCGATTGCTGAACTTGATACGGCTGCTCTTGAACGCATGGCTTCTGCTTCTCAAGCAGCTATTTCCGCTAAGGAAAGAGCCGCTAAAGGAACCACCATGCAGCTCATGACTCCGAGCGGAAGTATGGTGTACGGAACTCGTAAGGAGTTGATGGAGCAGTATCCTGATCTGGTTCAGAACATCGGTGTCGCCAAGCCTGAGAAGACAAAGCCTTTGGATATCAGTGTCGAGACGGTTCTCGATAAACTTGGAAATAGGGTTCCGAAGTTTATCACTGGACCTGGAGTTACACCTGAACAAGCAAGGGAGTACATAGATGCGTATTCAAAGGCTTTGGGTGTAACTCCCGTTGAATCACCGGAGGCAAAGCCTTCGTTGAAAGGACCGGGTGCGGCTCAAGGTGCTCCCCAAGTCAGTCGGTTTGGAGGAGGTGCTGCTGCGGGTGGTGGCAGGACTGCTGCTCCAAGCACTACTGCAATGCCTGCTCAAACCGAACAGCCGATGTTCGGGCCTTTCCTCATGGAGGAGTACAACCGCAAAGCCAAGCAGTTGGCGGCTGAATCTGGGCGTGTTCAGTACACGAGGTCAACCGACCCTCTAATGATTCCGATGTACGAGAACATCGCTCGTGAACTTGGTGTTCAGCCAGAGCAGATCGGAGCTTCCAGATTGAGCACCCGTCCGTACAAGGTGGTTGAATCAAATCTGAACCAGTACCTCGGTCAGTTTGGCCAACTTCCTCAAGAGGTTCAGAACCAAGCTGTCATGGACGCTTTGAATCAAGCGATGCAAAAGCGTAGGTATCGTGAGGAAGAAGGTGCGATGTACGAATCTCCGTTCAACAAGTAAACCATGACTCAAGAACAGCGCGATTGGCTGGAGAAAAACGGCCTTGATCCTACGGTCTACGACATCGACGCCGAAGGCAATGTCTTCGAAAACCCCGTCGAGCGGATGTCCAAGACGCGAGCTGCGCTGACATCAGCCGCTGCAAGCACCCTTCCAAGTCTCGGTGGCTTGGCTGCTGCTGTTCCTGGTATGAAGGCTGGAGCGGCTCTATTCGCACCACTTGGGCCAGTTGGGTCTGCGGTTGGTAGTGTGGTTGGTGGCATGGTTACCGGATTCGGTGGATCATACCTCACTGGAAAAGTTCAGGAGGCTGCACTTGAAAGGTACGCTCCCGAAGCGATTGAGCAGATTTCCAGAGCGCAAGAAGAGCAGCCTGTTGCTTCGTTCGTTGGTGGAGTTGCACCTACTGCGCTCACCATGCGTCCAACCACTCAGGGATTGAGTGGCCTGCTTCGTCCTACAGTTCGTGGAACGACTCTGCGTGAGGCTGTCACGAGACCTGAGTTCGTCGCTCCTGCGTCTAACGTCGCAGCCAACGTCGCTCAGTCAGCCGCTGGCCAAGCCCTCAAGGTTGCTCAAGGTGGAGAGTTCTCACCCGCTGAGTTTGCAGCAGAAACCGCCATCGGAACCCTGTTCAATAGACCGACTCGACTGGGGCGTAAGCTGGGACTTCCTGATCTACCGGAAGTTCCCGAAGCACAGAAGACCGATTTGGAACGCGCTCGACTGATGGCTGAAAGGCCCGAAGAGTTTGTCACACCGCGTGAGGAGCGACTCGGAATCGGGCGCGAACGCGAAGCGCGTCAGCAGTACTTCGACGAAGGCGAGCCAGTCACCGAGAAGGCTCGGGCCAAGGAATACGCGGATTGGTGGAAGTCTGAGACCGAACCGACTGCTGATCTCATCAAGCAGGCGGCTGAGAGTGTTAAGATCAAGATCCCTCGTGAGCGCATCAACGAGTTGGCCAACGATCCTGATGTTGCTCGCGTCATCAACGATCCGACAACTCTGCCTGAGTTCGTAGCCAAGCAGAGCCAAGACGCGCTTCAGGACGCTTACGAGAACGCTGCAAAACAAAGCGAGTCTACCAAAACTCAAACTTACCAAAACATCACGGATGATGCTGCGGATCTTTTGGCCAAGGTAGATCAAGGTGGTGTTCCAGGTTTCATAACCAACAACCTCAGAAAGATTGCTGAGAAAAACGGAATCACCATTGATGGATCCGATACGCCTAATAGCGTAATCGAAAAACTTAGACAGAAATCAAGATCGTACCAAGAAACTCCCGATTGGATGCGTCCCGCTCCAGAGGACGTTTCTAAAGCTGAGACAATCCAGAAGCAGAATGCGGAAGCCGGCCTCATGGAAGAGGGTATGGCTGCTCAGGAGCTTCTCAACGAGCAGAAGAAGAGGCGCAACAAACAGGGTATTGATGCTGCCCGCGAGATCTACAACGACATCTACAGCCGTTTCCAACGCGGTGAAGGTGAACCTCGAATCAGCCAAGCGGATATTGATGCCGCTGCACAGATCGCTGCTCGCCGAGGTTTGAAGATCGAACTTGATCGAGCCTACTCCGGTTCTAGAGAGGTTCGCGGTGTGTACATGGTCAATCCGGACACTGGAGACCGTATTGTTCGCGTCAACCCGTTGATGGCCACACCGGATACCGCTATTCACGAGATTGGCCACGATGTGTTTCGTGGAGTCACGAACCCTTCGATGCGGAAGTCCCTTCTGGAAACGGCGATTGACACGCCCGCATTCAAGTCCGAGATGGCCGCAAGACAGGCCGAGGTCGATCAGGGGCTGATGACTCCAGAGCAGGCCAGAAACATCGCTCTCGAAGAAGGTGTCATCCAAGCGTTCGGTGAACAGATACCGAACATCAACCGCAGCGAACTCCGATCGTGGTTTCAAGCGTTCAAAGCGTCCACCAAGCAACTCGTCACTGGCCGACTCTCACCGGATGACGCGATCGCTTGGCTTCACTACGCCAGTACGGAAGCGGTTCCGTGGAAGGGTGTTGCTGCTCCGAAGGCTACTGAGCAGCGAATGCAGAGGGGTGAAGAGCAACCCAGAATTGGCCTGAACAAGGATTTTGCAACACCTCCAACCGAACAAAAAGCCATAGAGGCTTTAGCATCATCAAAGCAACCTTTCTGGCGTCAACATGAGTCGCTTCCAGAAGGAACTCCGGTTGGAGTTCGCATAGATATACCGGCATTCCTGAACAAGGGAACATACGTTCAAACAATTCATGAACCTGCTACGCCTGGAAATGTTGGCGATAGAATTGGATATGATACCAGTGTTCGGCTTTCAGGCCCTGTAAGATTCTTTGTAAAAGAAGGCAGCGAAGACATTGGATCTGGTGCTCTTGCAATCAAGGAAGGCAGAGCGAAGAAACATCCGATTGCTACCGTTGAAGGAAGGTTGACCAATAATCGATCAATTCCTGCCGACATAGAAAGCTGGACTCCGGTTGGGATGGATCCCAAAAAGCACTCTTACTTTTACGACAAGCGAACTGATAGGCCAGTCATCGGTGGATCTGAATCGTACAGCGTTGGAAATACCGTATTCGTAAAAGATCCAATCTACGGAAATCCTCAAGACTTCCGATATCAACGTGGCGATGAGCGCACACGCAAGTTCGCGGAGCGTGTTGCTACTTCAGAACAGGTTCCTTCCGAGGTAAGGCGTGTGGTTGCAGGTTCTCCAGAAGCTCAGTACATCGAGCAATCCGTTCGTGATGAAGCCAGCCGAGCCTCCATCAAGAGCGACCGTGAACTGGCCGCAGACATCATCGATCCGGAATCCAACACTCGGGTGATCTCCGGGATGGAGCAGTTCAATCGCCAGATCGCCAGTGGCGATATGGATGGTGCGAGCAAAACCGCGTTGTCTCTCGCAAAGAGCGGTACTACTTGGGGTCAGCTCATCAACCAGTTTAAGCTCCTCAAGTCGGCCAGCCGTGATGGCGTAATCCAGCTCGTCACAAAGTCGCTTGAGCAGAACAAACGCAAGCCGATGACTCCGAAGCAGGTCGATCAACTCGGCACTGCGATGGATCAGTACAAGATCGCTCAGGACGCTGCGACCGCTGCTCGTGTTGAAGGGCGCACCGCTTTCGGAAGCAACAATCCAGCCGATATTCAGAGCGCACTGGACCGCATCAACGTGGCCGACACGCTTCGCATGGAAGCGGATGTCGTTCTCAACGAGACGATTGCTAGGATCAATCCTTCGTCCGCTGCTGATCTCTTCGTGTCGCTTGTGCAGGGATCGGTCATGGCCCCGATCTCCATCGTTCGCAACGTAGTCGGCAACGCCATCAACCTGCCACTCCGTGAGACCGCCGATCTTACCTCGTCGCTCATCGACATGGCGCTGTTTGGTAGCAAGAACAACGCTTACAACTACAGGTCTCGGTTGCTCGATCGTATCAAGGCGTTTGGACAATCTTTGCCCGCTGCACAGAAAGCGATTCTCAGGGGTTCCAACGCCAACCCATACGAACTGGGAACAAGCATCGGAAACCCGCTCAACTTCCAGCGGGCGTGGAAGAATCTGTACGAGGCCATGTCCGGTGAGTACCGAGGCAACGTGGTCCGCAATATTGTTGAGGCTACCGTTGGCGTGATGCCTGACATCATGCTGCGACTGACTCAGGCGACAGACATCCCGTTCAAGCAGGCCAACCGTGCGGCGATCGTCTCTGAGTTGGGACGCATGCGCGGTCTCACCGAAAGTCAAATCAAGCTGGCACTCAAGGATCCTGAGCTTGCGCTGATCTCTGATCAGGCTCGTGCCAATGGGCGCAAGGGATTCACCGCGGATGACATCAACACGATCGAAACCGAGGCCGCTCGGTCGGTGTTCCAACAAGACAATTCCGCTACCCGCATGGTGGCCGGTATCAACCGGTTCATCAAACAGGAGACTGGTTCTCTTGGATACGTTCCGTACCGCCTGATATCGCTCTTCCAGAAGACGCCCATCAACGTCGCCGCTGAGGCATTGCAGTTCACTCCTGCTGGCGTTCTTAGAGACTGGGGCAACATGAGTGTGCGCGACCGTGAGCAGGCTGTTGGCCGGCTCATCGTTGGAAGCATGGTGATGGGGGCGTTCTCCTATCTATACGACAAGGGTATCGTCACCCCCAACCTCGACACTCCTGGCGAGACGAACAAGGCCCGTGAGCTGGCCAAGGCTGGTGGTGTCATGCCTCCCGGAACTCTCAACGTGTCGGCCCTCCGACGCCTCACTGCGGGTCAGGATCCTAGCTTCAAGCCGGGTGATACGGTCAAAGACCTGTCAGCCCTCGGAACCATGGGCGCTCTCGGCATCATCGTTGGATCCTCGAAGCGTATCGCAGAGCGTTCACGCACCGATGAACCCGACTTCTTCGCCCTCGGAAAGGGGTCTGCTCTGTCTGGCATCAACTTTGTAATGGAGCAGCAGTTCCTCAAAGGCACGAGCGACCTGATCAAGCTGATGTCCGAGGAATCGGGCGCTTCGCTTGAGCGGTTCGTGAAGAATCTGGCGGTCACCGCTGCGTCCCCCATCGCTCCTTCGACTCTTGGGTCTATCCGCCGCGCTGAACGCGAGTACCTGCCCGTCACGGGCGGAGAAGGCATCATTAAGGACACGGTAAATGAGCTGAACCAGCGGTTCGCAGCCCTTGGATTGGCCATCCCTGGCACCAAGGATCCGAATGCGATGCCGGTGCGCCGTGATCTGTGGGGAGAAGCGGTTGAGCAGACACCGAAGGGCAACAACCCGTGGGTTTACCAGTTCCTTTCGTTCGCCAAGAACCGAGAGATCGATGCCGACCCGCTGAACGCCTCGATTTACCGCGTGTGGCGCAGGACTGCGGACAACAAGGCGCTCCCGTCCGTGCCCAATCCAAAACTTACGTTCGATAACCAGACCTACGAGCGGATGACCCCTGAGCAGTACGACCGATATGCTCAACTTGTTGGATACTATCGACGGATGTTTGCGGAACGAGCCTTTATGAGCGGTGCCTACCAGCAGCGCGGAGACGAAGCGCGTATCGATTACCTCACAGACGCTTACGACGAGGGACTCAAGATCGGAAAGCTCAAATTCCTTCAGGAATTGAGGAAATCTGGCCAAACTCTGACGCCCGTAGCTCCCCGCCGAGGCTTCGAGGAATAATTTCCGCAAGAAATAGTTTGCAACACTCGGCAACACGGGGTACGTTCTTCCCCGTGAGCGTAAAACTACTCTCGATCAAAGAGATCGCACAGACCCTCGGGACTCATCCCGAGACGGTGCGTCGATGGATCAGGGATGGTCGGCTTCCAGCCATGAAGGCAACGAAGCGCACGATCCGTGTTCGCTCCGACGTCATCGAGCAACTACTCCGAAACAACAGCAAATGAACGCAATCGCAACGACAACCGCTGATGCATCCTCCGAGATGTACAGCAAGATCGCAGACCCCATCACCGCCATCGAGAAGATGGGCGAGTGGATCGCAGCCAGCGGAATGCTGGGATGCACCAAGGTCGAACAGGGAAAGCTCATCGCGTGGCAATGCGCCGCCGAGAAGAAGACCCCGTTCGATTTCCGCCGGGAATACCACATCATCAACGGCTCCCTCAGCATGCGCTCCGACGCCATGCTGGCCGGCTACCGCGCCCGCGGCGGCAAGGTGGTGTGGAAGCAGTTCGATACCAAGGCAGCGATCGCTGTCTGGTCCTACGATGGTAACCAGTGCGAGATCGGGTTCTCCACCGAGGACGCCAAGCTCGCCGGTCTCCTGCCCGCCAAGCCGGGTTCCGGATGGGCCAAGGATCCTGGTGCCATGCTCCGCGCTCGGTGCATCAGCAAAGCGATCCGCATGCTCGCGCCAGAGGTTGTGGCCGGCATCTACACCCCTGAGGAGACCGAGGACTTCCAGCCCGCGCCGTCCGAGGTAGCGGTCGCTCCCACTAAGAGCTTCGACCTCTTGGCCAAGCTGGAAGAACTCTTCGAGTCACGCGAGTCCGATGTGAACGCGCTGCTGCTCAAGGCCGGTCGAATCAAGGAAGGCCAGACCTTCCGCGATCTGGATGACGCATTCGCTTCCAAGTACATCAGCAAGCCTGACCTGATCCTCGGCAAGCTGCCCGTGATCGTGACCCCTGAGATCGTGAACGCGGAGGTGCAGCCGTGAGTGGAGAAATCATCTGCAACATGCCGGCGGCGATCTACCACGGCACCAAGGCTCTCTCGAAGTCTGGACTCGATCAGTTCCGTAAGTCGCCCGCCCACTTCCGCGCTTGGCAGGATGGCACGACCAAGAACGAGTCGTCCCCCGCTCTGGAGTTCGGGACCGCCGTTCACATGGCGATCCTTGAGCCTGAGCTGTTCGCACTGAACTACACGTTGTTCACAGGCGATCGGCGCAACAAGGATGGCAAGATGGCCTACGAGGCGGTCATCGCTTCTGGCAAGATCCCTCTCAATCAAGAGCAGTGGGACAACATCACCGGAGCCGCCGCCGCGGTTCATGCTCACCCTGCCGCAGCGCCGCTACTCAACGGCATCCAGACCGAGGTCTCGTGCTTCGACTCGTGGAATGGCGTGAATGTCAAGGCTCGCATCGATGGCCTCGCCAAGGACTACATCATCGATGTCAAAACCACCCAGGACGCGTCCCCAGCGGCATTCGGCAAGTCGTGCGCCCAGTTCCGCTATCACGTGCAAGCCGCGTGGTACCAGCGCATGACCGGGGTCAACCGGTTCATCTTCATCGCAGTCGAGAAGGAAGCGCCCTATGGCGTGGCCTGCTACGAACTCGATCAACAGGCCATCGACCTCGGTCACTCAATCATCGAGGAGCAACTCCGCACGTTCGTCGAATGCCAACAGCTCAACTCTTGGCCTTGTTACTCATCAACCATCCAATCACTCTCGCTGCCCGCGTGGGCGGCTCGTCAGTCCGAATAAACAACACACATCCCAACACATGAAATTCAAAGTCGATCGTTCCCAAGCCGAAGTGAAGCCGTTTGCCGGCCCCGGCGAATACACTGTCATCGTCAACTCCTGCAAGGATGACGGTCTGGACAAGAGCGGTAACAGCGTCGCAACCCTGCGATACAAGGGTCCATCCGGGGAGGTCATCAGCGACCGCTTCGTTCTCAAGGACACCATGATGTGGCGCATTCAGGCGCTGATCAGTGCGACCGAGGCAAACATCGATGACGGTGCTGAGTTCGATTTTAGCCTCAACGGAGCCTTCTTCCGATTCCTCCAAGGCTTCGTTGGACTGTCCCTCGTGATCGTCCTAGAAGAGGAGAAGTACACCGACAAGTTCGGTGCTGAGCAGACCGCTCTGCGAGTCCGTCGCATGAAGAAGGTGCCGAGCGATAACGACACCATCTGACCTACAAACAAAAGCCCCCCGGAGAGTGCAGGCTCCGGGGGGTGACATGAGTCCAAAACAAACAAACAAAGCGCAACGACACGCTATGCAGACCAAAGATCATCCGGAAACCATTTCGACGCAAGCATTTCTGCTGCGTCCCTACCAGCAACGAGCGGTCGAGTGGGCCAAGTCTGGAGCTGATGGACTCATCATCGCACCAGCAGGATGCGGCAAGACACTGATCGCTTCATCGATCATCAAGCACTACTCACAGGATCCTAGCTGGACCTTTGGTTGGATTGCTCCCACCCGAGAGACATGTCAGCAGGCATGCGATGCTCTCGTGGCTGTGGGTGTGGACCCTACTCGCGTCGATGTGCGCTGCCCCCACGAATCCGTAGATTTCAGCAGCAAGAAACTGATCATCGTCGATGAAGCCAAGCATGCGCCTGCGACCACATGGAAGCGCATTATCGAGTCGTGCAAGGGACTGAGGTTTGGCTTCGACGCAACGCCTTGGTCCGATGACGGCGAGCGAAACGAAGAACTCCGTAAGCTGTTCCGCGGCAATCAGTTCGAGATCAAGCGCGAGGAACTCCAAGGAGTTCTGGCCCACGCAACCGTGTACATGCACTCGGCCAGCGACAAAGGTCTCCAGCAGAAGATCGATGATCACATCGAGATGCTCTTCAACGATCGCAAACGCTACATGCGGATCAAACACGCCGAACTCCGTGCGATGTGCGCTTGGGAAGCGATCACCGAGATCGGAATCTGCAAGAACATGGATCGAAACGGAATGGCAGCGGCTATGGCATCAGCATCCGGTGGATCGAAATGTCCAACTCTGGTTCTGGTTCCACGAGTCACACTCGGGATGTGGTTCGCATCGCTGCTGTCTGGCGCTGTCTGCATTCACTCGAAGGTTCCGAAGAAGGTCCGAGCCAATGTCATGGATGCGTTCAGGAAAGGAGACATCCAGATCTTGATCGCCACCTCTCTGGCCGACGAGGGATTGGATCTGCCGAACGTCCACACGCTGGTCATGGTGTCCGGTGGGCGGAGCGCCCAGAAGACGATCCAGCGGGCCAGCCGTGCGCTGCGTCGAGCGCCAGGAAAGGATCACGCGATCATCCACGACTTCCGCGACACATTCCATCCGCTCGCAGAAGCCCACGCCAAGAAGCGCATCAAGTGCTACAAGGAACTCGGATGCCACTTCGCATGAGCACCGCACTCACCATCGTCTCCATGGCCGTGCTGATGCCCCTCTGCGTGATCGCAGGTGTCTACGTAGGCCACACTCTCACCATCAAGTCCCAACAAACCAAAACCAATGAGCAAAACAATCGTAGCCTGTGACCCCGGCGTGAACGGCGGGTTCGCAATCCACACCAAGGACGGGATCCTCCTGTTCGCAATGCCCGAATCATTGCCCGATATGGCGCAACTACTAAGCGGATTCAAATTAGCAGATAGCCATCTCTGGATTGAGAAGGTCCCCAAGTTCGTGTCCAAGCTGACTCCTGCTGCAAGCGTTGCCACGCTACATGAGAACTACGGCATCATCCAAGGATTGGCCTACTCCATTGGATACGCCCTCCACCGCGTGGAACCCAAGGTATGGCAAGACCCTCTTGGACTGGGTGGTAAACGCTCCTGCGCCAACTCCGCGGAGTGGAAGCGCAAGCTCAAGGCGAAGGCCCAGGAACTGTATCCGCACCTAGATGTCACGCTTAAGAACTGTGACGCCCTGCTGGTCCTCCACTACGCCCAGGGAGGTGGTCGATGAGCGAGCAGGTCAAACGAATGATCAACGATGGTACCGGGGTGTACCAGATGAGCAGGAGCCAAGCCGGTGAAACCTATCGTGCAGCGAAGAAACTTAAAAGATATGAAGTCAGCTACTGGAACAGAAACAAAAAGAACAAACAAACCCAAACGAAACCGTGATCTTGTTAAACACGTTTTAGTGTCACCAGATGTGCATGCTGAGTTAAAGGCATACGCAATCAAAAATGGATATAGAACTCAGGGACTGGCAGATGAAGCAATTGCAGAATATCTAAAGAGACAGGAATCGAAATGACCAACCAACCAATCAACGACGGAGGAAGTGCTTTCCCTTCCCCTCCTAGCCAGCATTCAAATGGTTTCTACTCCACCGGAGAAGGCATGACCCTGCGCGACTACTTCGCGGCGAAGGCAATCAATGAAGTGGGATGGTACAACAACATAAACCAGAGCGCGATTATGGATTACGAAATAGCCGACGCATTGCTCAAAGCGAGGGGGGGCAAGTGAGCGATACCCCAATATCAGACAACACTCCTCACAACGTGGCCGAACTCGGCATGCTGTGCAGGAGGCTTGAACGAGAACTCACCGCGTCCAACGCAATCATCCGTCAGCAGCAATTGTTGGATGAGGCAAACCTGCGGCTTCAAGACCGCATCAAGCGGCTGGAGCGTGAGATTGAAGTGCTTCGATTCTATGGAAACAAGGGATGCACAGCGGTTGCTGATAAAATACTAGCTAGGAATGCAAAGATATGAACGAAGAACTACTGACCAAACTATTGGAATACATTGACGCGGCAATCGACGCAAAATCTGAACAAGCGAGAGAATCGTCTGACGGAGGATTGGTTGAGGCGGTCGTAAAATTTCGCGTAAGAGATGAACTGTTCAGTCTAATTAAAAAGGAGGACAAGCCGTGAATCTACCAAAATCAAGCATCATTGATGAGATAGCAGATCATCGTGACGAACTGCTAAATGAGAACAGAAAACTCAACCAACGCATCAAGCGGCTGGAGGAGGATGGGGATGAATCAATCTGCGCCTTGGAGTATGCGAGTAGAGTGAGAATTTGGACAGAAGCAAAGGAGGCCAAGCCGTGAACCCTCAACACGACCCCAGCCTCATTGATAAGGTTCCACCATCAATTGTATCGGCAGCGATGGCGGTATCAAACTGGTTTAACAGTCAGTCGCTGCATCCAAGCCCGCGCTGGGAATTTTTGAGCATTTGTTCCCGAAACCACGCGGACCGATTGAAGAAACTCGAACGTGAACTCGATTTCGCGATGACCAACGAATCAATTGAAACAAATAAGAACCACAAGCTGCGACAACGCATCAAGCAACTGGAGCAGGAGAACGACGCAATGCGAGCGGATCTGCTGCTGTGGGACAAAGCTGGCATCGGATTTACTACGGAGGACAAGCCGTGAACCTCAACGATTCCCAGCGCAAGCTCATCACCAACAGCATTTCCACTGTTTGGAAGGGAAAGCGCGAATGCCCGATCTGCATCCCCACCACCGTTTGGAGCATTGGAACCCTCGTTGAGGTCCGAGAGTTCAACGAAGGTAATCACTGCCCCGGTGCTGCTATCACTCCTCTGGTAAAAGTCGAGTGCAACAACTGTGGGTACACCATCCTCTTCAATGCCATCGCTCTCGGTGTCGTTGACCCGGACACCGGCAAAGTGAAGGAGGTGAAGTTGTGAGCGATACACCAAGGACGGATGCGGCCTATGTTGCATCTACTAAAGTAGGGCTTTACGAGCTTTTCAAAGAGTCTCAGGCCATCGAACGCGAACTCAGCGTAGCCAACAAGCGCATCAAAGAACTCGAAGCCAAAGTGGATGAACTCCATGACCTCGAAAAATGGTTGGAGGGAAGATGAAACTGCGACCGATCAAATGGGTGCTGTCACCTACCGACGACCACATGCTTTCCATGGAATGCACCGACATCGAGATCGTCGATGAAGGCGGCGGTGAGTACGTCGAGGTCAGTCAATCTGCTGATGGCCATGGTAAAGTCAGCATCAACCCAGAGGAATGGCCGATGATGCGTAAAGCCATCGACGACGCCATCAAGCAATGCAGGGATCTGAAACCATGACCATCGAAGAAATGAGAACCATTGACGGAGTGAAGACTTGGAAAGAGCTGGAGGAGGCCAAGGAGCGCATCGCGCACCTGGAGTCAGCCATCCGATCCACACTTGAAGCCAATCGACACCTGTCCGACGGAGAAAACTGCACTCTGATCGAACTCAAGAAAGCCCTACCAGACTACCCATGATCTACTCACAAGCAGGCCAATTGCCTCACCATCAGTACTGCTTCGTCGAAGCATCCTTCCTCGGATTATCCGGGGCAGCATTTATCCCCTGCGTCTGGTTCGGCCTAGTATCCATCCCAGGTCGGATGTGGGGCTGCACCATCATGCTTGAGTGCGGCGCGGTTTACCGGGCGGTGCCGCCTCACGCGCTAGCATTCGATCCACAGCCTGAACTCGACTGGCGCCCAGACCACGCCCAGCGATGGGACTGCTACGGCACCGACTTCACCACCATCGAGTACACCTTCCTCCGAGGACTCGAATGCCAGGTCAAATGCGCCGATCAAATCATCACCGGAGACTACCTCTTCACCGCCGCTCCCATCGGCGATAGCTGGAGCCGCCAACCCAACCAAGCCAAGGAATTCATGTTCATCCGAACCGATGGCGAACGACTCACCATCCAGCCCACCGATAAGGTCATCTTCATCGAGAAGTCATTCACCGAACCTCAATGGCCCACCGGCCTGCGAACCACCGACAAAATCTACACCTGCGAATAGAAGGGGAAAATGACGATACTTCAACAATTGGGGTTGACCAAGGAGTCCATGTCTCGCATGGTGGGCCATGTCACTCCGTTCAAGGATCCGAACCCTCGGATCAACCGGCGGTGGCCGGCTGTTCCAACCGAGATCCGGGATGCCATCCTGAAAGAGGACAAGTCACGCACTTACCCAGAGTTGTCCAAAAAGTACAACATCTCACTGTCATGTGTATGGAACATCAAGAACAGCAAAAACAACAAACAACAATAGAGGAACTACAACGATGGAAACAGTTATGTCACGAATTGGCCGATTGCTTGGGATGCGGATGCATAATCAAGCACGGCCTGTGTGTCCAGTGCCACAAAGCACAGAAGAGGTACCGAGCAATACAAACACCTTTGAGGTAGTGGCAGTTAGTAAGAAGAAGAAGGACAAGAAGCAAATATACATGAAACTTAGCGATTCAATCGATCAAGTCAGGAAGCTGCGATCAGAAGGGCTTACCTATCGTCTCATCGGTGAACACTTCAAGATGTCCAAGCAGCGGGTCTATCAGATCATCCAAGCCGGCAAGCAGCGCGATATCGAGCGGGCCAAGTGGACCTACGGGCTCAGCGTTCGTAACGCTAAGCTGATGGAGAAGCTCGGGATCACAAGCAATGAATCCGCGAGGGTTGCTGTTCTCACTGGCGAGATCGCCCCTTTCAAGTGGGACAACTTCGGTCGCAAGTCCTACAACGACCTCTGCCAATGGCTCGATGTCAAACCGCTTGAATCATTCAGCGGTAAGAAGTGTCCTCACTGCGGCCTTCAAACATGAGCAACCGTCACCAATACCCACTCGTTGAATCAATCAAGGTGGTCCGCCTCTCGGAGGGGCGGACCATCCGCATTACAAGGGATCGTACCAAGCAAGACCTCAAAGTGATCCACGGCGACGGAGACATCCATCTCACCTGCGTCGCTCAAGCCCATGATCCCATCGAGATGATCAAGACCTTGGCCCGCCTCGAAGACGTCCGATCAGTCGAACTCACCGACGCCAAGGGCAACGGCATCATAATCCACAAACAGAAATAACATGAACCAGTCCTCAACACACGACATCGTAACGGCACTCAAGATCGTCAGCTCCCAAATCGAATCACCAGATGGAGTCGCGCAAGCCCTCTGCCTCGAAGCAGCAAGTCGTCTCACTGACATGGTCAAGCTCACGAGCGACCTCACTGCACACGTTATCTCCAATCCTGTGCATCATTCTCGATGTAACTCCAAAACCAAGGGTACCTACTGCAATTGTATCCTGGCTCGCATCCTCCCCACATGAAGACCCCAAGACACGAGCAGCCATGGTACGAATGCCGCCTTGAAACCAACAAGAAGCCAGCCCCATTGACCGCAGAGGAACGCACCACCATGAGCGACATCAACCGAAAGCTCATCGAGGACGCCCCTCGCCTCATCGAATACGGCATCAAGAAAGGGTGGATCTCCTACCCAAAGAAGACTCGAGCCTACCACACATGGATCACCAAGGATAGCCCGCCACTCGAACAAGACGATTCGTCCGCGTTCGATACCAGTCCGTAGTCCAGCAACAAATCAACGACATGACAACGCTCCTCGAACGAGCGGCGCTTTGGCTCGCCAAGGTACCGCCAGCCATCTCCGGATCCGGAGGGCACTCACAAACCTACACCGCCGCCGTTGGCCTCGTCCACGGCTTCGGCCTATCAGACACAGACGCATTCACACTCCTGTCCGATTGGAACCGCTCATGCCAACCACCCTGGCAGGACCGCGAACTCCTCCACAAGATCCGACAGGCCAATGAGAAGTCCCACTCCAAGCCCCGCGGGCACCTCGCCAATTCCTCGGCAAGCAGCCCCGCTGAGCCATTGGATCTGACACGGGTGCGGTTCAGTAGGCCAAAGCCTGTGGAGCCTCCGCGGGTACCAGAGGGGTCCGTGGAGCCGTCCGCGCCATCAAACCCGCCCGCAGCCCCCATACCGGCCTCGCACGACGCATCGGAGTTCAAGCGTTTCCTCACATCCGCCTTCGCGGCCACCGAGGTGGTCTGCATCTGCGAGCAGGTCGAGGATGGTAGGCCAATCAGTGCCGGCTCATTCCTTCCCCTCGAGGACTGGATCGCTCGCTTCGATGATCCCGAGTCCATCCTGTTCCGCAGCGACCGAACCGATGGCGTCTTCGTACGCATCAACCCGTTCAAGCCAAACCTCTACAGCGGATCGGACAACGATGTCAGCGCGTACCGCCATGTCCTGGTGGAGTTCGATTCCAAACCCAAGGCCGAGCAGGAACAGCTCCTCCGCTCCTCGGGCCTCCCCATCAGCGTTCTCATCGACTCCGGTGGCAAGTCCATCCATGCATGGGTCCGTGTCGATGCCCCCAACCGCAAGGAATGGGACGCCCGCAGGGACCTCATCTACTCGGCAATCCCCGATGTCGATCCCAAGAACAAGAACCCATCGCGCTTCTCCCGGCTCCCCGGCTCCTGGCGGGGCGAAGAGAAGCAGAAGCTGTTGGACATCAACCTCGGCGCTCGATCATGGGAAGATTGGCTCACCGATCGGGAGACCGATGATGACAAGGCCACCGTCGTCACCATCAAAGACCTCATGGACTTTGATCCGGACAACGATCCGGACAACCTGATCGGCAATCGATGGATCACCCGCGGCTCCTCCATGATCGTCAGCGGTGGTACCGGGATCGGGAAGTCCAGCCTGATGATGCAGATCGTCATCCGCTGGTGCCTCGGCCTCGACTTCTTCGGGATAAAGCCGGTGAAGCCATTGAAGATTGGGGTCATTCAGGCCGAGAACGACAAAGGTGACCTCGCCGAAGCATTCCGCGGGGTGGTGCATAAGAGATTCAGTCTCAATCAGATGAACCAGCTTCAGAAAAATCTGGAGTTCAGGACCGAGACCGTTCGTACCGGTGACCAGTTCCTCGCCTACGCCCGCCGATTCATCCACCGCTCCAAGATCGATCTCATCGTGGCCGATCCTTTGTTCAGTTACTTCGGCGGAGACCTCAGCGATCAGTCCGAGGTGTCGATATTCCTTCGCAACAAACTCCAACCCATCCTCCACGAGACCAAGGTCGCTTGGGTCTGGATGCACCATGTAGCAAAGCCCCAACGCAAGGATGGCGGCGAACCACTCACCACAATGGAACTGGCCCACTCAGGCTTCGGCTCCTCCGAACTCGCCAACTGGGCGCGTGAGATAGCCGTTCTCCATGAGGTAGGCCAATCAAAGCCTCGACGCTTCCAGCTAGCCTTCTGCAAGCGGGGAGGGAGGATTGGACTCCCGTCTCCCATTCTCAATCTTCAACACTCAGCCACCGGCATCCAGTGGGAAGAGTCCAACCCCCTAGCGTTCACGGGAGCGGAGCTGAAGAAGGAGAAGCCTTATCGCCCTCAGCCAAGGCGTCGCGCATAGCCTTAAACCAGTCCTCTCCATCAGCCGCTTTCTCTTCGGGGGGAGCGGCTTGTTGCTGTTGGGGATCATCGGCCTCGGGCTCATCGTCGGCCACATCCCTCGAACCCTTCCGCCGGCGCATCGTACTGATCATATGCCTCAGCTTGCGGTCCTCAGACCTCAGCGAGGATATATCACGCTTCATCTCAGTGATCATTGCCAATAGCATTGATACCTTATCAACCTCCTCGGCGGGAACCCAATCACAACCACGCCACTGGCGATGGATGCGATCGTATATCAATACACCGCTCTTTATGTTCCGCATCGAATTGAACGAGCGGATCGACTTCCCCAGATCGCATCGGAGGTTGTCCATTATGTAGGCCAGAACCTCGGATCGGCTCGGGTCGATGTCGTGCCTCATCGGCGGCATCAGGCGGAACATGGCGCGGAGGGTGGAACCGTTCTCTAGATAACTCATAGGAGAACCAAGGTAGCTTCCATCAGGACGCATGTCAAGGAAGCAGAAGTAAACCGTAATCGTGGCACCAGAACCTTATCCGCCCCCCCCGCTATCTCCCCTAAAAGGGAGTCTTACTACTCCCTTAAAAGGGAGTCAAAAATAGCATCGCCGAGACGCTGCGGGGGCGTTTCAAGACGCCCCGCGCTCGGCGGCCATTTTTGAGAACCCCCGATTCCGGATTGCGAAACTCGGAAGCAGTGGATCCGGAGGGTAGGAGGTAGGGGTATCGGAGCACTGAAACCGGAATGGCTGGTCCGATGGATGGATATGGATGCCTCGCAATCGATCAGAAAGGGGTCGCCAGTGCGTCGGAGGGTGGCTTCCGCATCAAATTGCGAAAGCGGTATCCGCGGGGCTGGAAACGGAAAGCCCCCGGATGGGTGGTCCGAGGGCTCCGCGGAGTGGTGATGGGGATGTTTGGCCTACTCGGCAATGAAGAAGTCCGCCTCCTCGCCGTTCATCGTCACGCCGTCCACCCATGTCAGACCAATGCAGTCATCGTTGTAGTCGAACCGGATCAGGAAGTCATTGAGCTTGGGAGCGTATATCACTCGGTACCCATGGTTCTTCCAATGCACAGTCTTGCCATCTATCACAGCCGACTTGATCTCGCTTAGTGTCATATCGTTGGCCAGTTGTTTGTATATCAGCGCAGATTGAAAGCCTCTCGCCACGCCAGATAGTCGTGCGTCAGGTCCGTCGAGAATCGGTACACACCGATGTCAGGCATGCCGTCAGCTCGGAGACAGGTGACGAATAGCCACCGCTCACCGCACATCACGAAGGACTCCTCGCAGTCACGCAGACGCAGGAAGGGAACAAGGGGAATGCTCATGTCGGGGCACACCCTACCGCTCCATGCTCAGTCGTCAAGTAGGAAAGTGTGGGGATGGAATAAATCGCTTCTACCGCTCCATGCTCAGGCTCCGCGGGTTCCGGATTTCGAGTTTCCGAATTCCGAATCTGGTATGGGGTATGGGCCGGTGCGGGAGATCCTGGCGCGAGGGCGGAGGGGTAGGACATCGAGTGTCTCACCTGGTAGGACATTGGATGTCCGATGGGGGGGGGCGAAACCTGGCGGAGTGGTTGACTGGCAAGGAAGGAAGGAAGGGAACCGAGTGGACGCCGGATCCGGGCAACAAAAAGCCCCTAGGGGGAACCTAGGGGATGCGGGGGAATGATTGGCCTACTCGTCAACCGTTCCCGGCTAGGGCTGAGAGAACCATAAGGGCGACGAAGAAAGCGCCAAGCAGCAAGTAGCCCAAGGCGCGGAATAGGTCGCTCATACCGCGTACCTTTCGGCAATGTCTCCCCAACAGCAGAGACGATAGTGCCCGTTGAACTTCAAAACCGTCGTTACGTATGGGTCACCTACGTTCAGGTAATAGCACCAACCCTTTTCGGTCTCGAAAGCCTCAACCCCATGGGTCTCGAGCAATTCGTTAAGGCATTCCATCCGGAGGTCACGGGTTGATGGCGGGTTGTAGCATTCCCGAACCCGTGCAGCGCCCGCGGGCAATTGCTCGAGCTCACGACGGCTCATCCGGAAGATCTCCTTCGCCCGCTTTCCCTTTCCGGGGAAAACTGCCTCGAGCGAATTGACAGGGGGGGAAAGGAATTTCACTTGGTCACTCCTTCCTTGAAATGCGTGGCTCCGGTTCCATGGGGGGGAATATGGACGGACTCGAGACCATTACGGGATCCCGCGCATAGCAGGCACTCAGCGCAAGGGGTTCCGATGCGCTCACTGGCGCAAAGCGACTCGCCCACCGAAGCTTCGGAGCCGACGCGAAAGGTTGACCAGCCAAGGGAACGGGCGATCACAAGTTCAGCCACGCTGTCAACGGAGGCCATCAAAAGGGAACGCCAGCCTTGCAAGCTAGGCTTGCGCCATTGATGGGTGTAACCTGTCCATCCGGAAGAAGCGCCAGCAATGGCCAGTGCAAGGCTAAGGGGCAAGTGTGTGGGGTCTCCGTAGGCTCCGAAACGGACCCGGCGCCCGGTGAAAACCTCGAGGCTGCGCAGCAAGGGATAATTGCCCGCTTGCCACGCCCGCCAGATCCCCAGTGGAGCTTGGCCTACGTTGACGTAGCAGGAACGACCGGAGCCGTCGCCGTTGCCCCGATGGACGCATGATCCGCAGATCAAACGGTCCAACCCTTCCTTGATTGCGCGGACGGGGTCCATGGCTTTGACAAGAATCCAAATTTGGATCATATCGCCCGTCTTCCGGTTGTCGGAAGGG